CTTCCACATCGGCATGCATTGGCCGGACCACCAAAAAGGGTGGAACAGCCAAAGAACTCCACTACTGGATGGGCAACAGGCTGGCAGATCGCCGCCTGCAAGCCACTCTATCCGGTCTGTGGGGTAACGTCGATACATCCGAACCTAGAGATCCTATGGATCCCTGGGGCGTCGATATCGGCGAAAGGATGCGGAGGGAGCAGGAACGTCATGAAGCGCTGGTCTGGGGGGAAGACATGCTGATGATGGAACTCGGAATGCCCGAATTCTACAGTGCCGGAGTTCAACCAGAAGAGATCAACAAGCCAGAGGCTGTCGTGACGACAGAAGAGTTGGCATCCGAATGCATACAATATGTAGCAAACGAGATGAACCAACCTCCTCTCATCAATATCTCTTCGGTACAAGAACTCGGCGGTAAAATTCGGGGCATATCCATCCATCCAGCACCTGTCACTCATGCGGCCCGATGTCTCGGGAACCGGATGATCGCTACCGTGAAGCGAAAGACAACAACAAGAGAGCCATTGTTCAATCAGCCGTTCACCCAACAGGGTGAGGCTGGATCGAGACTGGTCTCTGCTGATATGTCTAAAGCCACGGATTACTTCCAGCATGAGATGGCGCAAGCCATCATCACTGGATGCGCGCGAGGACAGGGTTGGTCCCCAGACGAGCTAGCTGCCGCACGCAAGATCTATGGCCCACAGCGTCTACCCGATGGACGTATTACGCGTACTGGAACGCATATGGGATTGGCCGGGACGTGGGCGATGCTGAATGTCGTGAATGAGTTCGCAGCTTTCAAAGCAACGAACCGAGACCCACGTCGCCACAAACAATGTGGTGACGATCTTATTGGTCTCTTCACTCCATATCAAGAATCGCTCTACCGCAAGACCCTAGTAGAGGACCTCAAGT